CCGTTGACGATCTGCTCTGCTTGCTGCAGGGCGTAGAACTCGGCAGGGCGCAAGGCGATGATGACATCGTCCTCGGCTGGCATAACGTCCTTCGTCGCCATCTCAGCCATGACGTCACCTAGTTTCGAGAACAGGATGGCAGGGTCTTGGATGTCGTTGGCGTTGTCGAAGTCGATCTTCGTACCACCAGTGAAGCCCGGGAGGTCCGTGGAACCGTCCGAGAAGCGCGAGTCGGTAAGACCAGCAGCCTTAGCCGCTTGGATGAACAGCGACTGATCGCGGAACTTGGCAATCTTCTTACCGTGCTCGATGCCGATTTCGCGGCGTGCGTCGTAGTGCGATTGGAAGGACTCCAGAAGCGGCAACGCGTTACGTGCGTACACGACGGTGTCCACCTCGATGGACGCCTTAGAGAACTGTGCGTTCTGTGCGGCAGGGGTTTCACCCGGGGTGACTTTACCGAGCTCGGTTTCGCCGATAGCGAAGTCCGTCAGGGTCGTAGTACCGACCACAGGGCGCATCTGGATGAAGCCTTCGAGGGCCGAGCGCGTGCGGATGCTGTGCTCGACGACTTGGCCGTACTCTTCGGTGGCGAGCGCGAGGGGGTCAGTGCCGCCGAGTTGCGCCATTGGGCGCGTAAGTTGCCCCGAACCGATTACGCCGGGGGAGTCAAAAAGAGACATTCAATTATTCCTTATTAGCCGCGATATGCTAGGCGACGTGCCTGCAGGGCCTTGTATTCTTGTGAGCCTTCCATGCGAGTACCCATGCTGGCGCGAAGTTGCGTGACAGCTTGGTGGTACTCGGCGGCAGAAAGGGCACCGGAGTTGGTGTTCCCGGCAGCGCCGGAGTTCGGGTTAACTACTTCTTGAGGCTGCACCGTAGTGCCTCCTGCTTTGCTGTGCTGTGTCTTCAACAAGGCGACAGCTGCTCGGGCCTGCAAGGGGCCTGCGTTGAGCATGGCGTTAATGGCGTCCTTCTCAGCCGGGTCGGCATTTGCGCCTGCCCATGCCTTTAGGTCGGCCCACTCTTGCTCGCCACCAGCAGTCTGGTGACACACGTTGGTAACCTCGGTGCGGACTTGGTCGTCCACTGTCTTTTGCCGAGCGTAGGACTCTTTGCTGAGGCCTACATAACGCTCCCAGCCAGCGGCGTCGTCGCCCATAGCGGCGAGGGTGCCTTCGAGACGTTCAAAGTTACCGTCCATGGCCGCTTTGACTGCATCGTGATCGGGACCGAGGCCCAGCTTACCGATAAACTCAAGTGCGATGTCCAGCCCTGCGTCACCTGTCGCTTGATAGGTGACACCTGCGGGCTGTGTAACTTCCGGCGCACCGATCTGTTCCTGCACTGGTTCCGCTGGTGCGGGTGCGGGGGCAGGTGCTGCTGGTGCAGGCGCTGCCTCGGGGGCCGTGGGGGCAATCGGGGCTGATTGCTGGTCTACGGGTGCAGCCGGGGCTGCGGGAGCTTCAGTGGTCATTCTTGTTGTCCTTGTTGTGCGCCTTGTTGGGCTGCCGCGTCAACGGCACCCACCGCAGCTTGTTGTTCTAGTGCTTGCTGCTGTGCTGCTTGCATCTCCTCTTGCATCCTCGCGTCGTTCTTGATGAACGCGTCCGCTTTGACACGGCGCGCAGAGGCGAACGCAGACGAGACTTCGTCCCAGATGATGCGCTGCTGTAGGGTTTCCGGCATGTTGGCCAGAGCAGCGAGGTCAGCGAAGTACGCTTGTAGCTCTTCTAGGTCGCCTGTGCGGGACAGTGCGTCCAGACCTGTGACGACCGTGGGCTCAATCCCGGCTGCCCCGATGTCGAGGAGGCGCAGGAGGAACCGTGCTAGGGGCAGTTGGATGTCTACGGCCAGTCGGCTGTAGGCACCGCCCAGAGCGGTCTCAAGCTCGTTAGCGAGCATACGGATTTCTTGGGCTGTCACACGTTCCGCGTTACGGACCATGCTGCCACTCATCAGGAAGCCCCGACCAATACGGTTTACGTACTCGGCGTTGATAGCCATAGTCGTGTTGAGGTCTTGGGACTTCCCGGATTGTACGATGCTGATGTCCCCCTCTTGTCCGGGGAGGACTGATCCGTTCTGCGAGTTCTGCAGGTCGTCAGGCTTGGTTTGGCCTGCTGGGTTAGCCAGCCACCGGAACTCGGAGGCTAGGACTGCTCCCATCACCTGTGCCCGAGAGAGGGCAGACAGGGCGGCGAAGTCAGGCCGGTAGTCTTCGACAAGGCCTGTGCCGTAGTGCGCACCGTCCGACAAGTCCCATGTGAGGGCTCGGTAGGGTAGCTCGGCCTCAGGCCACTTGCCGTAAAACTCCTGTGGCAGCTGCTGCTCGTCAACCCACTGGGTCATCTCGTAGTCGCCGTCGCGGTTGCGTTTGATCCAGCGATAGTGCGTGACCTCGCTGTCCGGTTGCTTACCGTTGATCTGATCCTGAACCTCAGGCTCAAGCTCGTCGAACATGACCTTGTCGGCCAGCATAATCTCGACGACTGTGCCAGAGGCTGAGCGCCGCACGGTGTACTTCTTGAGGCCGCATACTCGCGGTGTCTCTTCGTCGAGGTACAGCATGACGTTCCCCGTCACGATGAGGTGCTTGATGACTTCATACAGCTTGGGTCGCATAGCGAACTGATCCAGCTTGCGCACCGCCTCTTTCTCGATAAGCGCGAGGGCTTCGGCCACCTTGGTAGCGTCCAGCCCGTTCTCTGCGATTTCCTTAGCTGTCTCGTCGTCCGGGTCAGCCCGGAAGAACGGGCGGCTCGGCGCGAACGCCGCTAGGATGATCTTGTTGGCGAGGTGGTTTACCGCCTGTGCGCCGAGGGCTTGGTAGTCGTGCGAGAGCTCGTCGTCGTTCTGGTCGTAGTTGTCTGGAGGACACACCTTCGGTAGTGTGAACTCCGCGTAGGTCTCACAGCGGTCGATGAAGCTCGTGCGTTTCGCGCTCAGAGCCTGCCACCGAGCGGTTGCCGTGGTGTATTTAATAGTCATACTGGCTACCTTAGATGTTCAGGCCCGTGCTGTTAAAGAAGCGCGAGCGGGTGGTGCGCCGTCGGCCCGTTACGGGGTCAACGTCAGGCGCGTCGCTTTCGGGTGATAGGATTACGTTGGCAGCCTCTTGGGGCGTGCTGAGGAGCTCAGACGCTTGGTCTGAGGCGCGCTTCTGCGCGATCTGTGTCTGCATAGCCAAGGTGTTACCTCGGACAGCTTCCCGGTCGGAAGCAGCCTGCATCTCCGCACTCTTGAGAGTTGCCTCTGCTTGGCGCTTGGAACCGCCGCTACCGAATACGGCGCTAACAAGTCCGCCCATGTTAAATTTCCTTTGTGAGTGTTACGGCCTCTGGCTTGAAGCCCTCCCGCTGATACATGCGGGCGAGTGCCCGGTCGCTGCGGGAGAAGGCTGTACCTACGATGACCTTGCTTGCGCCGGTCTCATCAGCCACTGCCTGCAGAAACTGGGCGACACTTTTGAGGGTGCCGCCCATCTCCACGCGGACAACGAGAAGCTCGGATACAACTTTCTCGTAAGAGAACCATGGCTTGTCCACGGTGCACATTACGAGGTAACCGTCTACCATCATGGTAATCGGCTTGCAGTTGTCATAAAAATTGATTGCGGCAGAGGGGTCAACGAGGTCGTCGATCATCTTGCCGGTCTCTTGCGTAGAGACATCACGGAGGATATTCCAGAGCTCGTCTCTGGTGACATCACGAACCAACAACGAAACCCTCCCGCAGTTGCTTGAGTGTCTGTTGGACGCCTAGCTTATAGAAGGCTTGGCCGTCGGAGGTGTTGGAGTTGATGTGCGGCGTTTCTAGCACCGTCTCTAAAGCTCTGTACGCCTCTGGAGATAGCTTATGGACTACCTGTATGTAGACCTCAGGTTTACGGAATTTGTTAATCAGGTTCATCATAAGATATATCCCTTTATCTAATACGGTCCCAAAACTATGCAAAGAAGTACTTGGAGTCCAAAACTTGTCGAATATCGAGGCTGCCCGGTACGGGTGGCGGTGGTAAGTCATAGCGATCTGCT